CACGATTATTGTCTCGCCACTCACTCATACCTTTAGCACAGATGCTGAGGGTATAATCACCGGGCAGGACCACAAGGTTCTCCATCTTGATGTTAACAGAGAAGTCGCCAGTCGAACAACCTTGAAACACTTGTTCATATGTGTTGTTGGTTTCGTCTTCTGTATCAATCAAACTGACACGAACATCAGTCTCATCTTTGGTAGCAATATTGATGTCTTCCAGATCAAGAATGTTGGATGCCTTGCGAATACCTTTAACATCAGATTCTGACAACCCAAACTGAATGTCTGCTCCAGGAAACTTGACATCAGTATTAGGTGCTCGCTTGAGTGTAATCTCTGGGTTGCTGAAGTAATACTTAGAATACTTAGAATGACTGCGGATGGTCACATACTGTTCATTGTCAAATTCAAGAACAGGATTCTCAAACAGACTTACCACGTTCAAGAACTCAGACAAATCATAGATAGCAAACTCAGTAGGAAATACCTCAGTACACTTATACTTTGCTAGGATGTGTTCTAGATTACTGATGGAACGAATCTCGCTACCAGCGCAGACAATAATAGACGGGTTAATTTGTACGAAGTTACCAAGAACTTCAATAGTCTCTCTAGTTAGCAATACTTGGTTCATAATCAAACATCAAAATCTTTTAGTTCGGACAGGGATACACGTTTGTGCTCGTTCATCTTAGCATCCTTTTCATCTAACCAGTTGATTAGAAGGAAAGCGTAATGAATTACTTTGAATAGGTCTTTGCGATATTGACCTTTGTCAGGACGATCAATATATTTTTGTAGGTTGCCAGCAATAAATCCTTCACGCCAGCGAGGACGGATCTTCTCAATAGTTTGAAGACCATCCTCATCGCTATAGTGCTGGTTGTATGTGGACTTTACATACTCCTCATATTCTTGGAGGAGTTTATCTTCATTAAATTTAAACATCAATTCTGACAGACATACTGTAGATCACTATGATAACACATTTTGACGTTGCCGTCAAGGTCTTCGACGAACAATTTATGTCCGTCGCCACCTTTAATTTTGACTGCCTTCCCAGTCTTTAGGAAGGCAATATGTCCGATGTATCCGTGGTATTTCATTTTTCGATAGTGGGGTCAATCATCTTGTAGAACTTGAAGAACTTCTCCTTGGTTTCTTCATCGAAGCGGTTGATGCAAGTCTCAATCGCTTTATCACGAGCTCCAAAGATAGTGTAGGCACGGATGATATGGACCAGGCGACGAGTGGAGATGATCTCGTCAATGCCATCAGCACCAGCATCAAATGCCTTGCGAATAGAATCAGACCATTGAGTGAGTTTCTCACAGAACTCTTCATCATTAGGATCTACATCAGAAGTAGAAAGAGAAGAGAGAAGTTTGACAAGAATCTTCTTCTCAACGGTAGGAGTGGGATATGCCTGCTCGAAGGTCAGAGCAAAACGCTCAAGGAATGCTTCGTTGAGAACATTGGTGCCAATGAAACGACCATCCTCAGAACCTTTACCCTTGGTGTTCGCAGTGGCAATCACATTGAAACCAGCAGCAGGTTTGATGAACTTACCAATCTTCTTCAGGAAGACACCTTTGCCTTCAAGAATAGATTGGAGACAGAGGATTTTGTTAGAGGCAAGGTCAATCTCGTCAAGGAGGAGAATAGCACCTCGCTCAAGAGCTTCAATGACAGGACCATTATGCCAGACAGTATTACCATCAACCAGACGGAAACCGCCAATAAGATCATCTTCATCAGTTTCAATAGTGATGTTGACACGAATCAGTTCACGACCGGTGGCAGCACACGCTTGCTCTACAGAGAAGGTCTTACCATTACCGGACATACCAGTAATAAACAGAGGGAAGAAAGCACCAGACTTGATGATTTTCTTCACATCAGTAAAGTTCCCGAACGGGACATAATTATTATCTTTGCTAGGAATCAGGCACACTTGTTCCCGAACGGGAGCAACCATCTCTTCAAGTTGCTGACGTGCTTCTTCTACGGTCAGGGTGTATTTGCCGTGACCAGACTTATAATTCTCAAGACGCTTTTTTACAGTAGGCAGAGACACGGAGAAGTGATCTGCTGCTGACAGGAGTTGAGCGGTGGCAATCTCAGTGCCATACTCGTTAGAAAGAAATTCAACCAGTTGTTCCGTGGTCATGTTAGCAGTACGAGGCATTGGGTAAAGGTGCGTATGAAAGTAATATAGGGTAAAAGTGGGGGGATGGAAACCCCCCTTGTGCCACTAGGCAATTTGGTCGATGAAGGACGACAGGACTTTACGATTGGTGCCAGAAGATTTAATCATCTCACGAAACGCTTTGTTGATCTGTGCCTTAGTGGCATGTTCACCTAGTTCAACTTCAGTGTCATCTCGTTCTAATCCTTTGGCGCTAATAGCATACAAAGCACTGAAGGCGATAGGATTAGGAATAACTACAGACCGGTTCTTACGATACTCGTTCTTCAGTTTATCAAGATCTTCACGCCATCCAGCATACTCACGAACGAAAGATGTAAATCCAGTATCAATAACACGGATACCCATGACACTGACACCAGGATTACGATCACGAACTTGCTGAATGAAAGTGTTAGTTACTTTCGCAAAACAGTCTCTGAACTGAGTATAAGTGCGACCAGTTTGACGATCACGGAGAACACATCTTTCATCAACACGATAGGTACGCATCCGTACATCACCAAGTTCTTCATCACCTGCTTTAAGTCCATACATAGCAGACTGTCCTTCCCCATCAGTAAGGATAACAGCATTCACATTCTGAAGACCATTCTCCTTTTTAAATTTAGGAAGAATCCAATTCAAAGAAACGATAGCTTCGTTGAGAGGAGTGCCGGAAAGACCCATACCGGGAGTAGAAGATGCATCAGTAAAGTAGCATTGACTTATAACTTCACGCCAAAGATTTAGGCAGTGATGCTTGTACTGACGAGTGGTAGCGCGAGAAGACAGCACATTAACCATATTGAATGTTTTGTTAATGTGAATCTTACGATCTTCCAGTCCGATACGCCTAAAGTCAGACGTGTAGTAGGAGTCAAACGAATCACGAACACAATAGTAATCGCTAGTGAAGATATAAACTTCAAAAGGAATTTGTACTTTATGGCAGAACTCAGTCAGCATAAACAATTGCTTCAGAGTGTCTTTAAGAACAGTAGACATTGAACCGGACCAGTCAAGTACAAACACAAGACCATGGTTCTTACCATCAGCAACAGAAGTCACACGCTTGAAGATGTCATCATTATAAGAGTAGGTATGAAGTTTGTTGGTATCAATCACACCAGTTTTAGAAACTGAGGTGCGAGCGTATGCATCAGCAGACTTCTTCATCTCGAACTCTTTAACGAGATAGTTTACACTCTTACGGGACTCAGACGTAAAATCATTGAAGAGTGTATCGTGATAGGAAAACACTTTATCGTTAGATTCAATAGTAGGACGCTGGAAAGCATCGATATGTCCGTGAACCTCAGACCAATCAACAACTACATCATCCCAGTCAAAATTACCCAGTTCGATGTAGCGTTGCCTACCACCAGCTGATCTGGTGAGACTATCAAGTTGCTTGTCAAACTCTTCTTGAGTTTTAACATCATCAGCACTAGGAGCAGCAGGTCCTGCTGAATCAAATTCAACATCTTCTTCTGGTTGATCTTCTTCGTTGCTGTAGGAAGGAGTATCAAGGTCAGCATCATCCTCACCTTCACCAGATTTTTGTTGCTCGTCCTCGTCACCTTGCATTTCATCTACAGGATTACCTTCATCGTTTTGCTGAACCTGTACTTCTTGAGTTTCTTCCTCTACCTCTTTCTGTTCTTTAGTCCAGTTGTAGATAGCTTTGGCGAGTTCTACTGCTTCATCAAAGGTCTCAAGATTTTCTGTACGCTCAACCCACTCCTGCTCCTCGGCAGTGAAAGGAATCATAGCAAAGGGACCGATCTTGATATGAAGATTGATACGATCAATCAGGTTATATTCTTTGGCGAGGTCAGCATCTTTAGTGCCGAAGAAATCTTGCTCAACTAGTTCAGAATAACCAGCACTGAAGTAACGAGCAAGACCACGAAACTTACGCTTCATCATCTTCTCAATACGAGCATCCTCAACAACATTCAGATAAGACTTAGGGAAGTCAACTACGCCAGTCCACTCAGTAGGAGTGAAGAGAGCATGACCCACTTCATGAGACACCAGCATATCATATACATCCTGAGTGGTATCCCAGTTAGGCAGAGTCAGAATACGATCTTCCACGTCAAAGGATGCAGTGGGCACGTTGCGGTGCTCTACAACAAGGTTCTCAGTGGCAAGCAGGCGGGCGATAGCACCGTCAATTTCTTTGGTATTCATGCGGTTCGTTTCGTATGAATGTAATATGACACAAAAAAAGGAGGGTCGCAACCCCCCTTAGACCACTTCATTAACTGTCTCCTTGAGGACAGAGAAGTTCTTAATTTTCTCAGCGGTAAGTGTTCGTTCAAACTTATCGTTCATCTGTTCTTTATGACTGATAACAAATACGTTTGTGTTGTCATCGAAGTTGCGAAGTATCCAACCTAGATCACCTGTACCCATACTATCAAGAGACCCATCAAAGATTTCATCTAGAATAAGGAGGTTAGTATCGACGCTATTCTTAAGTTTAGCAACGCTACGCCAAGTAAGCAGAAGAGCGATATCAATACGAGCTTTCTCTCCTTCGCTGAAGGATTCGTAAGAGAAAGTGTCCCTGAATCTAGATTTAATAGTCTCCTCAAAGTTTTCATCCAGTGTAAAGTTTACATAGAAGTCAAGGGATTGTAGATACTGGTTGATGAGTTTATTCATCGTTGGCAAATACTTCTTGATGATTCTGGTTTTGATACCATTGTCTTTCAGTAGTACGCCAGCAGCGGTCATACATTCCTTTTCTATTTTAACCTGTACTAGGTTTTCCTTAAGGTTTTCGTAATCTTTCTTAAGAGATTCTAATTTCTCATGTGCTTCACCTTTGCTGTTCTTAGTGTGTTCAAGATTTCTAATCTCGTTTTCTAACCTCTCGATAGAACGTTTATTTAACTCAATCTCTTTCTTGTTTGTTTGTAGATCAGCATTGACTTGCTGCTGTAGTTTTACAAGAGATTGTAGTTCAGTCTCTTTCTCTTCCTCTACTGATATTTGTTGTATCAGTTGTTCCAATCCTGATGATAGTTTATCTACAGACTGGTTGAGTTTAAAGAGTTCGTTAGACCTGATTGTCTCTTCAATACTTTGAGTACAGGTGGGACAAGTATCATTGTCATTAAAGAACTTTACATTCTTTTGTGTCTGCTCAATCTTACCTTCAAACTTACCACGCATTGAGTTAAGTTTTTTAAGATTAGTTTTATCAAACGCAACCTTTTGAATATTATCAGTTACTTGAGACAAGTCATCAAGTAATAGGTTTTGTGTAGATGAGAGTTCGTTATGTCTGGCAAAATTTGTATTGAGGAACTCAGTCTTGTCAAGGATAATTTTGTCTGCTTCATCTTCTAACTGTTTGATGAACTTCTCACCCATACCAATCTTCTCCAGTGTGGATTCAGATTCATATCCAAGATCTTTCACTCGATCACTGGTGAGTTTGTATTGTTCCTTGAGTTTGTTATTCATCACAGAGAAGATTTGAATATCAAGGATGTCCTCAATAATCTCACGACGTTGTGCTAGAGGCAGACGCATGAATGGAACAAAGGTAGAAGAACCAAGCACCACAATCTGAGTGAATGATTTGTAGTTCATCTTCAGGATGTTCTGCTCCAGTTGCTTCTGGTAATCTACAGCACTAGAAGACTGGTCCAGCATCTCACCATTCTGGTAAATCTCAAACATGTTTGGTTTGATACCACGAACAATCTTGAATTGATTTTTACCAATCGAGAACTCAATCTCAGTTCTACAGTCTGTGATGTTGATGCTGTTGGGTAGCATCGGTTTATTAATCTTACGGAATGGTTTTCCAAAGAGTGAAAAAGTCAACGCATCTAGGATGGTTGACTTGCCTGCTCCGTTTTGTCCGACGATAAGTGTAGTTTTGTTATTAGTAAGGTTTACTTCAGTCCATTGTGCGCCAGTCGAAAGGAAGTTCTTCCAGCGAATTTTCTCAAAACAAATCATAGGTCATCTTCAATGGGTGGTACGAGCAGGTCATCTTTGGTTATTATAGCATACTTCTGCTCTTTCTGCTCGCAGATCTTAATAAAATTTGTGCCGTCTATCTCGAAAATTTGAAGGGGTGGGTAGTCTTTGGCACCTGCTTCTAGCATATAGTAGTAGCGTTCAGCATCTTCCTCTTGTTCGAAGACAGGGATTACATAGTCTCCCTCTTCATCAAAGATTGAATACACACCTTCTTCTTTATCTTCCAGTGTAATGATATACATTAGACGACTTCTAGACTTTCAATATATAGGTTTCGCATAAGATTTTTGAGCATAGTTTTGTCTACGGATACTTCGACTTCATCAATATATTCATTGAGGAGAGTTGCTGTATCTTTGACTTCAAGATCTGCATCATCAATCGTATCATCTTCTACAAGAGTTTCTAGAATTTTAATATCGTGTGCTCCTGCTTTCTGGAGACCGTCAATCAAAACTTCAAACTGAGCGTAGTTTGTTTTGTGCTCTACGATAACTTTGACGAAACAATCTTTGTACTCATCAAAGTTATACTGACATTTCTCAGCATCGTTGTAGTAGAGCTTCTTGAATATCACATATGGGTTCTTGTGATACTTAAGTTTTTGTGTAGGTGGGTCGAAGGTATGAAACCCTCTCACGTCATCACAATCATTCCAAAACATCTGATAGGGATTACCTAGATACTGAATGTTTCCTTTCTTAGACTTGTGGTGGAAATGACCTGAGAATACTTTGTCAAACTTAGCAAAGATTGATGGGTCCATACCATGATCCATCTTCATGCCAGGTGTAACTTCAAACCCATTCAGTTCTAGATGTCCCATAGCAACCTTGGCAGGTGTCTCATCAATAAACTCCATGGTCTGATTGAGATTGCCTGCGTTAATCCAGGGGACTAGAGCAATGGGTGTGTCCTCTATAATTACTGTGGTAGGTTCATTATATACAGTAATGTTATTATAATCACATAGAAGCAAATCTGGAGAGTTAACTTCATTCGTGTTCTTGTAATAGGTATCGTGGTTTCCCAATATCATATGTAGTTCGATACCCATGTCCTGTAGCACATCGAAATATTTTTTCTTGACGCGCTGTAGAACATTAAAGTCTACTGATTTACGATTGTCAAATGTATCGCCCAAGTCAATCACTGTGGTGATTTTATTCTTTTTCAGATAAGGGAAGAATACATTCTCATAAAACTTTTCAAAGTAATTCCAAAACACACCAGAACCTTTACGTCCATCTAGGTGTTGATCAGTGATAAGAGCAATCGTCATCGGTTTTCCATTCTAACTTCAATATTTTCTTTGATAGATGTCATGTCTGAATAACTATGATTCATGCCTGCCATGTCACTACCATAGTTATCTGTATGCATTAAGTGTTCGTAACCACTCTTCTCTACAATTTTAGTTTTAATATCAAGTTGTTTCTTTTCTTTAGAGATGCGTCTCAGAAAAGCATACCAAATAATTTGAGTAAAATAAGCGAAGGGGTTCTTCGATTTTTCTGGATTAAAATTGTGAATGTATTGTACGCAGTTTTCGATACCATCAGAAATCATTTCTTCTCTGAACATATAGTTCACGAAGTTAGGTTTGAATGATAGATGCGTGGCAATCTTCAAAAAACATTCGCCAATGTAATTTGGTATACGAGGTTTTGGTTTACCCTGTTCCTCTGCTTCTTGAACTTTATTTTTGTATACGATTAGAGCTTCAAGAAACTCTTTATTATTGACGTAATACTCTTTGCTTTTTGCTTTTGCCATGTGCCATTGCTGGTATGCTTAATGTCTCTATAGTATAACAGAACGTAATCCATCTGTCAAGGGGCTTGACAAACCTCAGAAACTACACTAGAATAAGTATGTCCGAGAGATAAAGAACTATAAGCTTTAAAGCTAGGACTTCTTATAGAGTTCTTCTAGGAGTTGTTTCATTGCTTCTACAGAACCTAGATACCCCTTTTCACTCAGATCTGGTAGAGGTTGGCGAGCTCCTTCATATTCTCCACCATAAGTACCAAAGTCAATCTTAGCATCATTATGTAATCTAGGTGCTGATTTATTTTCTATGGTGTTTATGTAAAATGTTTTTATATTCTCATCTAGTTCAGACATAGTTAATACATCTTCTAGACTAATAAAAAAGAAATCATCATAAGAAGCATAGATCCAATCTTTAAGTACGAATCCTTCTATCTGTTGACGACCTTTCTTTTGTTGCATAGGTTCAACAACCAGAGGGTCTTGAAGAGTTAGCAGTCCATCCTCAGTAGCATAAGAAACTTGAGCTACTAACTCTTCCCCTGTCTTCAGTTTTATAACTGCGTAGAATGGTTCTTCCATTATGTCAATTTAATCTTAATAATTTCATAGTTAAAGTTCTCCTCTTGATAGATCTTTAGACGTTCGTAGAGATGACGAAGTGTATAATTTTCTCTACCTTTAGTAGAGATATTATCAGATATATCATATAGTGTTGCTATCGCTTTGCCGTCACCCTTTCGTAGAACTCGACCAATTGATTGTAAATTTCTAACCCTGGACTTGGAGGGACTGGCGAAGATAATGTTGTGTAGTCTCTTGATGTTAATGCCTGTAGAGAATGTTCCATAAGAAGCAACGATAACGGCATTGTCTTCTTGTTCTGCAATTTCTCTAACCTCTTCTCTATCCTCAGTATCAGTAGCACCAGATACAAAGAATACTTTGCGTTCAGGATCTACACTATTATTTATCATTTCATATAATGGTTCCCCGTGCTTCTCCACATAGTTGAATAGCACAAGGGTATTACCATCTAGATTTTTAACTAAATTTTTGATGAGATTATTTCTTTTTTGATGAGAAACAATGTACTCCATCTCTTCGTGATAGTCATTGAAGTATTGATATTCATGACGGAGAACCAGACATTTAATTCTGAGGTTAGATAGATATCTTTTTTGAATTAGATCATCAGTGCGAGTTACTTTTTAACAGTGCCCAAACAATCCTTC